GGAAGTAACCTTCTTTGAACCGGGCCAGGAACTCCTCTTTACATACGAGACACGCGCGCTTCACCATGCGCAACTTGTTCGCCTCAGCCCGCGCCCGTTCTGCGCATCGGCGTGAGCAATACTGCGGGTTTTGGAATTGGCCCACAAGAGTGTACCCAAGTGGGCCAAAAAATTGTCGGTGGCATGTTTTACAAGCCCGATTCATTTTCCACCTGCTTCTTTTAGAAGCCGGGCCAGCTCCACGATTTTGCGGCGGACACCCGCGTATTTCCCGTATTTCCGTGCGTACTGACTGTCCGATGCCCGTCGTATCTCTAGCTCGCGGTTCGCAACGTAGTGCGCCCGCCTCTTGGCGCGTTGACGGTCAAGGTCTAAGTTGTGCTCCTCACGCTTCCGTCTACACACTTCCTCGCGGTGACGCCAGTACCACTCCCGCTGTCTCGCCCGTTTCTTTTCTAAGTCCATGCTCCCCTCAGAAACCGCCCCGTATAGCCGGGGCCACGCTTAGTTGTTTACAGCCCGCCGTCGTCGCGGCTGCCGGAGGTGCCTTGAAACACCTTCAAATTGAATTCGGGCTGTGTCTCGCCCTCCTTCTTATTGCGGAACAGAATGAAGCGTACGGCCTCGCCCTTCTCCGCTCGGCGCACCAAGTCTTTCAGGCCCTCAATCTGTTGCTTGTCTAGTCCCTTGTTGGAGCTAAGAGCGTTGCCGCTCTCCTTCTGCCAGAATGCTATATTAAGTGGTTTGTCCATTGTCTCCCTCGTTGTTAAGGTCCACCGCCGCCACCAGCTCTATCTCGCCCGAGGGCGTGGTGCCCTCCAGCTCGTGTAGCTTGTGGAAGTTGCGGACCCTGATGTTCTCCCAGGCCTCGTCCTCGCTCGCCGCCACGGTGGTGACGGTCCATACAGTGGGACAGGGCATGTTGAAAAAATATCGCTTCACCTGTCCCCCTCGTAGCGGGCCTCGGCTCTGCACACCTGGTGCTCAAACCATTGCTCGTACAGGTATCCGCTGTTCTCCTCGGTGAGCTGATCTAGTTCGTCGTCAGTCAACGGCTCATCTGTGTCGGCGTAATGGGCCTCGGCAAAGTAGCTATCCTCGGCGTCACCTTGATGGTAGACATCCCCGAAGTAGACGGGCCGGCCATTGAGGTAGGTGTCCGGCATAGGGCAGCCCTCAGCCCAGGCGGTGCGGTAGCACGGGATGCCTGGTGTGATGCTTTCGCACTGTACGTTATAGGCAAACCTGCTCATTTGCCCTCCGCTTTGGCGATGGCGGCCGTAGCTCTGCAATACCCGCAGGTTTCAGAGTGGCGGCTATTATCAGCGTCTGGTGCTCCATCTACCCAGCAGTCGTCGCCAATAGCGTAGAGCTTCAGCGCCTCCAGCATCGACGGCGCGGCGGCAAACATTAACGCTGTCTCCTCATCCTTTGCGTGACCAATGTAGCCCGCGTCACTGCGGAGAACCGCATAGGTGCCGTCGGTGGCGGTGGCCTGGTGAATATGCCAAGGCGTGTGCTTGCTCATTTGCTCCTCCGGACGCTGGCCGCAGCGGCGAGCACGGCAGCGGTGAGCGACGGCCGGTCGGTGCGCTTGAAGGCGGGACGCTCAGGGATACGGGGCGCGCGGGGCTGAGCGGTGAGCTGGGCCACCACTGTTTCGCTGTCGTCGTCGCGCACGGTGAGCAGCTCGGGCTCGCCCTCCTCATAGGCCACCTGCTCGGCCTTAGAAAATAGCTCGTCCATGTATTGCTCGGCCTCCCACTGCTCGGCGAAGGCTTGATAGAATTCGTCTCCCATGTAAACACGGAAGCGCTTAGGTGAGCTGGCTTGCTCGGGTGCGGGCTCGTATCCATAAATAGGCTTTGACATGCTGTCTCCTTTTAGTGCCACTTTTGTCACTACTTGACTGTACCTATCCAGTATAAACGTATCGCTGATGTATTGCAAGCGGCTTTTCAATGTATTCCTGTCGAGCTATATTGTTGCGTTTAGTTGAGCAAAGGGCTATATTTGAGGGGCTTAACAATTGGAGGGTGCAATGAATTTGCCCGTGAAACCAAAACGGCTTCCACGAGACAGGTCGGTATCGTTCCGCATGACGGAACTCTCACTGAACAACCTTAAGATGCTGTGCAAAGCAACGAACAACACGCAGATAGACGTAATCGAGCACCTTATACAGGAGGCGGTGCTTAAAACCTTGCCGGCAGAGGCGAAGAAGAAGAAGCCCTAGGCCACCTGCTCAGCCGGCCCACAGGCGAGGTCCTGCCAGGTGCCGATGCAGTCGAGCCTACCCTTGGCTGTAAAGACAAACACGGTGTATAGCCCGCCCTCGCCCGTATTATGGGCTCCCGCGCACGCCCTCACAAGCACGTCGTGCCCGCCGTCGCTGTTGGCTCGAGCGGTGAACACCACACCCGTGCGGGTTAACATAGCTACAAACGATTCATATTCATGTTTCCTGAACATATCTCCCCCATGACTATTTATCGTCGATATACCGTCGATAGTTTAGCCAATCTTGTATTGCTGTCCATCTATAACGAGTAAAGCTGGAGCCTCACGCAGCGGCTTTGTCGTCGATGCGGCCGTAGCTATTCAGGAAAATACACAGGGCGCTGAGCGTTTCAGCGCTGTATGTACGCCCCTCAATACAGGTGCTGTACAGGCCATAGCTATAATTAATCACGTAGCCACTATAGTAAAATCGCATATATACCCCCTAGTTGCGTACCACAAGCCTCAAAACAATGCGCAGAGCGCGCCACCATTCGTACCTATGCATAGTTCCCCCAATGCCGGTCAACCGGCCCGCTGAGTGGCCGCCCGCAACTGCTCGTCCATTAGTGCAGCATGCAGGGCGCCTAAGTCGTTCTGTATCTGCCGGGTCTCAAATGTTTCGGGCAGCTTGTCCACCGCCGCGAATATTGCCTCAACCCGCTGAATGATTTCTTGCTTAGTCATACGTCCTCCTAGAACACGGCGCGGGCCAGCAGCACCACGCCCCATATCACCACTGCCCATACAGACAGTGCGACAATAAACATCACTGCGCCCTTGATAAACTCTGCTATGGCCCCGCCCATTCCCAACTCACCGTTACAATGTGGACAACGCATATATCCTCCTGGAACAGATGGTACACCAGAGGCGGTCATACGTCCCCCACTTCATACTCGGCGAGGCGGAGACACTCGAGAGCAGATGCTAGTGTGCCGTCGTATTCGCCCCGGCCCTCATACACCTCGAGCGACCCGGCCAGTTGCTTATGCAGGGCCTCGCAAAACAGGTACTCGCGGGGGTTGTCCAGCATACGCATAGCCTTCTGCACGTCCTCAATGCGGATACTCATACAGCCTCCATAAGCTTAGCAGCCAAGGCATTGGTGGCCGCTTTGTCCATGCCTTCCAGCTCCGCCCAAGGCCCGAGCAGCAGCACCTGCGTGGGCACGCCGTTGCGTGCATACTGACGAGCATAGCGGGCCGCGCTGTCCGCGCTGAATTCAATGACATCCATATGCACGCCTGTTGAGAACATCACCCGGAACACTGTCTCACGCCTCTGCATGGCCGTGGTGGTGCAGGTGACAACCAGGGTGTGGTCAAGGATAAATTGCACCCGCTTGTCTATGCTCGCATGTAGCTGCTTGAACTCCTTAAAGGCTTGCATCTCGTCGCGGACCATTGCTATGCGCTCTTCCAAGGGCTGTCCCTCGCCCTCGAGCAGGCGCCCTTCACGTATCCAAGTGTTGTCCCGGAGACGATAGGAGCCCTTATGCGTGCTCCAGCTCTCTATGTTAATGTCTACGAATTGCTCATCTTGGCCAAGCACCCGAACATTGGCGCCGGTTGCCTCGAGCGCAACTATGAATTTACTTAAACTCGTCATGGCAGGTGCCTCCGTTTAGCGCCGGTACTCCGGCTATTCAAACACGACGAATACAGCCCGCCGTTGGCTTGCCCATGCAAGGGCTTCAAACTGGTCTTTAAAGCGTCGGCGGGACACAAGACCCCCGAGGCTGTTCACTAGGTCCACGTTCACCATGGCGCACCGTAGGCTTATAATGGCTTTCATATGTCCCCCCTATCTTGCAGGACGAGCCTCTGGCAGTCCTCGGGCAATTCGTCGAAGCGGATACGCTTGCCTAGGTGACGGCCGGGCATAGCCGTGCAGTAAAGCCCGACGCCTTGAGGGTGAAAGGGTCGCGCGCTCATGCCCCGCGCTGCATAGACACCCGGCTTGTACTCAGGCTCGTCCATGTAGACGGCTGTGTAGCGGTCAACTGTCGTGCCCCCGTTGTCGTACAGGCGGACGTGCTTAAGCTGTTTCATGGCTGTTGCCTCCAGGCCCGAAGGCCGCTTTACTTGGGCACCTGTATGGGCGCCCTTCTACACAATGTATTGCAGGTGTGATGCCAAGTATAACGCGCTGCATCTATGCGAATGTATTGAAGCATAGCTATATATCGCTGCCGATGTTTTATACGGGAAATGCTGGTTTAGGCCGTCTATACGTGGTATTGCTGTTGCATTTCAACGGGCTATACAGCTTCGACGATCTTTTACACGCTGTGCAATTGGTACACACCAGGCGGCGGGACAGCGCTAGCCGGTACTGCACAGCCACCAGGTTCTATCTGTCTCTACCCTGCGGATTGGACAAGGGAAGGTAGGTGGGGATTGGTGGCCTATATAGGAGGGCGAGGAGAGGTGGCAGGCGTGGAATAGGTAGCAACCTGCACGCCAACGTCTCCCCCACGTCATGGCCCTTGCATTGCATAGGCCTATACACTGGCATTACCCTTGCATTACAAGCAACTATCATGCCTGGCATGGTCCTTGCTTCCCCCGAGCCAGCGCCAACCAGGTGGGGTAGACAGGGGGTGGGGCAAAAGTCGGGGAGGAAAGATGGTTTAACACCAGCCCGCACAATTTTTCCCAGCTCAGCCCCTCAACAGGCCTTGTTTACCCGGCCCCTAGACAGTGCCTACCTGGGGCTGCACAGCTCCCCGGCTCTACCGGCTAGACAGAGGGGCTAAGAAAAATATTTCTTTCGTCTATCTACCTGAAAAGACGTAAACCGTCCAAGAAATAGCGCAGAAAAATGCATAGACAGCAGGAAAAGTAACACTATTAGTAGGGACAGGGACACAGGCTAAGACTTGGCAGCCCGATAAGCGCTCATCAATCTGCGTCGAATGAGCATAGCCTGGTAGAGCTGAGTGATGAGTCACGCGCCCCATGTTGCACGGGCGCTAACAAGTTGCCTCGGCTAGGCGCGGGGCTAAGACAAGCCGCCAAGTCTAGGCTAAAGGGCGCCCCAAAGGGAAGCCATGCCCACCCGGTTCCCCGTCTAAAAGAGGTAGTATGCAGCTTTTCCAAGTGGGCGACGTGGTCGTTCATCTCGGCTCGAAAAACCATCAAGGCCGCGTCCTGGACGCCTGGCACGACGGGCTCGAGTGGCGCTACTACGTCCAGCACAGCGGCTTTACCTGGTCAGTTCCTCAGCCTAGTCTTAAGCGCGCCAAGCCCAGTCGCCAGCGGCCCTCCTAGCCCCGCCGACTTGTCCGTTTTGCCCTACGACTTTTCAACATCTTAGCGACCCCACTTGCCCCGTCCTGGGGCTTTTCTTTCGTCCAACGGCCCATCCCTTGTCCAAACTCATTGACCTAGCCCAAGCCTTCCCCGAAGGCCGGGACGGCTCCCGTCGTCCCCTTCCCAAGCAGCGCCAGTTTCTGGATGCCTTGCTGGACGAGCGCCCCCACTCGCCCAAATATGTCCGCTACGTCGGCGGCATTGGCTCCGGCAAGACCCTCATAGGCTGCATCGCCATGATTCACATGGCTGTCCTCCGCCCCGGTGACTACCTCATTGCCCGTCAGTTCATGCCCGAACTGAAAGACACCACGTACAAGACGTTCATGGAGGTGTGCCCGCCCGAGCTGATAGCCGAGGTGCGGGTAGCCGACATGGTGGTGAAGCTCCGCAACGTCCAGGGCTCCATTTCCACCATCTTTTTCCGGGGCTTAGAGGAGCCCGACAAGCTCCGTTCGATGAACCTCAACGCCTGGTACATCGACGAGGCCAACCAGGTGTCTGAAGCCGCCTTCATGCTCCTCCAGGGCCGTTTACGGGGCCGCTTCTGGCGCAAGGGCTTCATCACGCAGAACCCCGGCGGCCACGACTGGTCCTGGCGCTGGTTTGTGGACAAGAAAATCATCAAGGACGAGGTGGTAAAGCGCCTTTTCCTCAACATCCGCGCCCCGTCCACCGAAAACGTCCACCTGCCGGATGGCTACATCGACACCATGCTGTCCACTTGGTCGGATGACCGAATTAAGCGTGAAATCATGGGCTCCGACGACTCGTTCGAGGGCATGATTTATGACGAATTTGACCGCTCCGTACACGTCATCAAGCCTTTCCGCATCCCCGATGACTGGACCATACGCATCGGCATGGACGACGGCTATCGGAACGCCGCCTGCTGGATCTATGGCGCCATCGACCCGGACGGCGACCTCTATGTGTTTGATGAATTCTACGAAAAGGAGTGGCTCATCGAGGAAATCTGCAAGCTCGGTAAACTAGACGAGAAAACAGGCAAGCGCCTCCCCAGCGCCTACAGCAAAGTGGCCGGACGCAAGGTGGAAATGGCCAAGCTCGACTCGGCCGCCAAGCAGGTGAAGAACGGGAAGAACAACTGGAACACCTACCTGGAAAACCTTCCCTCCACCTTCCCCTTGTCGGAGGCCAACAAGGCTGTCCAGACCGGCATTGACCGCGTAAAGAGCTACCTCAAGCCCGACTCTCGAGGAAAGCCGCGTCTTTACATCTTTGATACGTGCGAGCACCTGCTGGACGAAATTGCCACGTACAAGTGGGCCGAGCGGCCTGTGGGTCAGCAGGGCAAGGCGAACGA